TTATTCATATCAATTAATATACCATTATTAATAATATTTCCAGTTAATAATAAATCATTTGATAAATCTATTTTATTCAATACATTTAATTTATTATTTTCAGATATTATAGGTCCATCTAGTTGTATATATCCGCTACATTTCATATTTCCATCTATTGTTGTTTTTTTTAAAAATGATTCGCCAAATACTTGTAATTTTTTTGTACAAGTATCATATTCAACATAACATTTTATATTTTTAATTTTTTGTGTTAAAGTATTTGATGTAGTCCAACCACCTAAAGATATATATTTACCTGGTTTTTCTGTAATAACAAATGTTAATTTATCTACGTTATTAATTTTTAATATTACTGTATTATTATTTATTATTATTTTACAATTATGATAATTAGTATTTATTAAATTAATTAGGGAAATTTGATTTATTATTAAATCATTTTTATATAATTGTAATATATTTTCTAAAATATTTAAATATATTGTATAACCGTTTAAATTTGTATTATAATTTATATCATCTATTGATATTGTATCATGTGATAAAGAATTAAATAAAGATATTGTAAAACCATTGCCATTATTTAATGTTTTTGATGAATTTATATATAAATCAAATGAAAACTCTATATATCTTATATCAATATTTGGTAAATAATAATTTAAATCAAATTCTATTACTGTTTTTACTAAAGAATAATTTTCATTTGTAAGAGTTATTATTGATGATTCATATTTATAAACATTATAATCATTTGTAAATACTTTAAATTTTATACTCGGATCATATATATCATTCATCATAAATAAATAACCATTAAATCCTATATTTTTATTTATCATTATATTATCAATTCGCATATTACCACTAATATCAACATCATATATAGGGTTTACTATTCCAAAACTAATTTGTTTTGTCAAAGAATTTATTATAAATATATCATTTACATTTAATGATTTATCAATAATCATATTACCTATATTATGCATATCCTCGTTAATTGTTAATGATTTTTTTATTGTCATATTACCACTAATATCTACATTTTCACCTATATTTAAATTTTTATTTATAACAACTGATTCATAAAATTTTGAATTTTTTAAAATATCTAGAGTACCTCCTATATTTACATTACCTGTTGTGTATTCTACGTTAAATTTGTCAATATTTATATTAAAAGATTTTGACAAATCAATTTGTTTATTAATATTAATGTTATTATTATTAATAAAAATATTATCATTAATATTATTTATTAATAATTTATTATTCACAGTTAAAATATTATCAATATAAGTATTTCCATTTATAGAATTAACATAAAATTTATTTGTATTTATATTAAAGTTGTCAAGTAATGTCAAACTTCCTTCAGATATAATATTACCACTTATATCAACTATAAATTTTGTATTATTTAAAATAATTTTTTTTGCTATTTTTAATTCTCCTACCATTTGTACATCTCCAGAATTTTGAACTGTAAAATTATTAGCAATATTAAAATTAGAATTAAAATTAACATTTCCCGAAATACCAAAATTTCCGTTTATATTTAAATTTCCTCCTATATTTGTATTATTTGATATATTTAAATTTCCATCTACTGTAACTGTTTTATTAATATTATCAGCAATTAAAAAATTATTTACATTTAAATTTTCATATATTTGTACTGATCCACTTATTTGCGTATCTCCTGAATTATGATCAACTGAAAATTTATTATTTATATTAAAATCATTTAATAATTTTAACACACCTTCTATTGTTGTATTACCTGAAACAGATTCTACTATAAATTTTGTATTTTTTATTTTTAAATCTCCTTCCATTTCAACTGTACCATTTGTATAAACTATAAATTTTGATTGTCCAACATTTAATATTCCTATAATTGCAACATTTTTTGATAACGTCGTGTCATCATAAACTAATAATGTACCTTTAGATATTACGTCTCCTGTATTTGCAATTACTTTAAACATGTTATTATTAATAGTAAAATTTTTTGATATATCAAGAGCTCCTTTAAATGTCGCATTTGTACTTGCATCAAATATTATTATATCATTCACTTTATAACCTTGTAATACATTAATAAAACCATTTACTTCTAATTTATCATTCGGTTCATTTACTCCTATACCTAAACATCCGGAACTTGTTAAAATAGACATTAAATTATTATTTGTTTTAAATTCTACTATGGGATAGGTTCCGACCATATTAACTGTTAAAGCTGTTTCTGTATCATGATTCGTTACAATAATAGCATCTGTTACTTGATTACCCGTATCAACTGTGTATGTTGTACCTTTAATAAAAAAGTCTCCTTCTATTTTCATATCTCCTAATAAATGTAATTTATATGCTGGTGTTGTAGTACCTATACCTACATTATTATTTATATCAACAAATAAACCCGTATTACTATTACCTTTATTTTTTATAATTACATTATTAGGACCTGAAATTTTTAAAAGATCATTCTCTACTGTTAATGTCCTGTCGCTTATCTTTTCTATTATGATTGCAACTAATCTTGCTAAAAATTTTTTAGATATACCGCCAAAAGTTTCATTTGTATTTTGAATATAATTATTATTCATAATATTATAATTTTATAAATAAATTAAATTATATAAATTAAATTTATTATATATTATTATTTTTATGAAAATTATGTTTTTTTTTTGTAAATTAATAATATATATGTATAAATTAGATTCTTTAAGTTTAAAAATAAACACATATTTTAATATATTAAAATTAAAAAAAGAACAAGATGAAAAATTAAAAAAAAGATTAGATAAAGAAAGAGAAGAAGCAGAAGTAGAATTAGATAAAAGAATTGAAAAATTAGTAGAAGATTATATTATTAAAAGTACAAATTTTATTGATTATAAAAAAGAAATTAATACAATAATATATCCTTATATAAATACAATAAATGAACACAAAGATATTAATGATAAAAAGTTATTAGATTTTATAAATAAAATACCAAAAGTAGAATTACATATTCATTTGGAAGGTATAATTAATAATACATTAATCAAACAATTTGAAAATCCAAATAATAAAAATATTTCAGAATTAGATAATCCTTTTGATAATTTTAATAGAAATGTAGAAATATTATGTAGTAGTTTTAAACACAATATAAAAATTTTATTAGAATATGTGTATGAAGACAGATATAAACAAAATATATATTATACACAATTTCATTTAAGCTCATTAAAAATACACAATTTAACATCTCTAACTGTTCAAAAACAGTTCGATATTATAATAGATATTATATCTATTATAAAACAAAATATTAAATATAATCATATAATAATACAATTTATATTAGATATCCCAAGAGGAAATGCATTTACTTATAACTATTTAGAAAATTATTTTGATGAAATAATTATATTATCTAAAATTGATAAATATAAACAATATATTATTGCAGTAGGTATAGGTGGTCGCGTAGAAAATTATACAATAGATAATACCTATCTTAAATATTATCAGAAATTTCAAAATACTACATTAAAAATAATACCTCATGCAGGAGAATTTGGTACAACTGATGTAACATGTAAAAGTATTCAAAGTGCATTAAATTATTCACAAAGAATTGGTCATGGAGTACGAATAATAGAATGTGACAAAACACAAATAAAAAATAAATCAAATATAGTTCTTGATATTAATATATCTAGTAATTTAAAATTTATTGATCAATATAATAATGATATAAATTTACATCCTCTTAAACAAATATTAGAAGAATATAATATAACATTATCAACCGATGATCCAGGTATATTATATTCAGAAAATAAAGAATATATTAATTTATTACATGAATATAAATTACTATTCAAAATAATTAAAAATTATTCTTTAAAACAAAAAATTAATTTATTATTTAATATTTCAATTAATAGTATATTTTTCTGTTATTATAATCATGCTAATTATGCTTATAAATTATTATTAAAAATTTTAAATAATTATATTGATTTTATAAAAGAAAATTAAATTAAATTAAATTAAATTATATAAATTAAATTTATTTATTTTAATTTATTATTGATTTGTCTATATCATTTTCTATAACTCCTATTTTTAATAATAAAGTATTTTGAAACTTTTTATAATACGGATGTCTCATATAACTACATGAACAAGTATAATCTCTTATTAATTCACCATTACTATTTACTTTACATATACATTTTTTATTATTTGATATATGGGTATCTGTAAACATTTTATAACTTTGTGTATTATAATCTTTTCCTTCATTATCTGCTATATTAATTGTTAATGATTTTATATTACCTAATTGTGAAAATCTATATATTTTATCAACTCCCTGAGTAGTTGTATAAAAAAAATCACCATTAACATAATCTGGATACAATATAGAAAACGCATTGCTTATTTCTATATTTGTTGCCATATCATTTACATCTTTAATCTCATCTATATTTAATAATATAAATTTTTCATCTTCTAAACTTAAATTTATTAATTCAAATTCATATAATACAAATGTACTTGTATTAATATTATATTGTAGTTCATACACTTTATCTATTAGTTCAGGTAATGGTTTTGTTATTCCATATTTTATATATCTTGTATTATCAATAATATAATCTTCAATTATTGTATATTTTACTGTATTAAAAGTTAAACTATCGTTTTTCACCCAATTAGTATTTATTAATATAGATATATCTGTTATATTATTTGTTATATCTTTACGATAATATGAATATTTTCTAGGTAAAATTGCAGATTCTAATTTTATATATTTTATATTTTCAAATGTTTTATATATATATGCATCTTTTGTCTGTGCTATTGGATTAAAATATACTTTATATTTAAATGGATTTGGATATTTTTCAATATCTCTGTCTATACTTTCTATCATAATAGCATATTCTACTAATATATCAATTGATGTTTTTTCTGATATATTATTATAAATTAATTTCGGTTTATTAAATTCATTATTATTTAAATAAGGATAACTTATATTATTATTTAAATTATCAAAAGAAGTTATTATATCTTTTTTATCATCACATGTTGAAATAAAATTATTATCTATATTTAAATAATTTATATTATTATTTGAATTAAAAATAAGCGGAGATATACTATTATTTTGATTATTTTTTATCATTATATATATATATATATATATAATATATATATTATGTCTAAAAATACGTTTAAACCAGATAATGAACATTTAAAATGCGCTCCAAGTAAAACAATAGATGCAAAAAATCATACTTGTTTTACTACTGACCAATTAATTAAAATGGTTGAAAGTTATAATAAACATATTAAAAACAAAGATAAAGAAATTAAATTTGAAAAACAAAAATCTCTAACTGATTCAGAATTAAAAAAATATTTACTCTCAGAACTAATTAAAAAATTACCTAGAACTTGTAAAAGTCAAGAATGTTTATTAAAAGAAGATTTTGTAGTTCATTTAAATGATTTTGATTTATTATATAATACTCTACGACCATTAGGACCTATAAAAAAAACTAAATGGTTAAGTTCTTCTGATATAAATCAAATTATGGTTCAATATTCATTTAAATATCCAGAATTTAAATTCTTTGGTGCTTTACCAATTGATTTTGAACAAATTGAAATACCTATTAATTATAAATCAAATGTGTTTTATAAAACATTATGTAATATGTATAAAAAAAATATATATAAAATCGGATTTGTATTAAATTTAGATAAACATAATGAAACTGGTTCTCATTGGGTTGCTTTATATAGTAATTTAAAAGATAAACAAATATATTTTTTTGATTCTTATGGTTATAAACCAAAAACAGAAATTGTTAAATTAATGTCTATATTAGCATATTGGATTAATAATAATTGTAATAGTAATAAAAAACATGATTTACAAAATTATTCTTTAGATTTTAAAAATGGTGTATGTAATAATTATCCTAATATTGATATAAAATATAATAATATTAGACATCAATATAAACATTCAGAATGTGGTGTATATTCTGTAAATTTTATAATAAGATTATTATTAGATCATACTTTTAATGAAATTATAAATGAAAAAACATCAGATGATGCAATTAATAATTGTAGAAAAATTTATTTTAGATTTGAATAATTTATATAATTTAAATATTATTTAACATAACTTCAAATTCTTTATGTTTATCTTTAAGAATATTCATTTCATTTAATATATTTTTTTCTTTATTTAATAATTCATTATATAATTTATTATTAAATTTATTTTCTAATTCTTCTATTTTATTTATATAATTTTTGTTTGTATTTTCTAATTCTTCTATTTTATTTATATAATTTTTGTTTGTATTTTCTAATTCTTCTATTTTATTTATATAATTTTTGTTTGTATTTTCTAACTTTTTTAATATATTTATATAATTATCATTTGTTGTTTCTAATTGTTGTATTTTATTTATATTAATATCATTTGTTGCTTTAAATTCTTGTATTATATTTATATTATTATTGTATTCTTGTAATTTATTATTTAATATATTTATATGATTATTGTTTGTGTTTTCTAATTCTTCTATTTTATTTATATGATTATTGTTTGTGTTTTCTAATTCTTTTATTTTATTATTTAATATATTTATATGATTATTATATTCTTTTAATTTATTATTTAATATATTTATATGATTATTATATTCTTGTAATTTATTATCTTTTATTATTTCTAATTCTTCTATTTTATTATTTAATATATTTATATGATTATTATTTTCTTCATATTTTGTTGCAATTATTAATAAATCATTATTTTTTATAGTAATAGTATTTTCAAGTTCTTTTATTTTTTTTTTATATTCTTCAATATTTATATTTGTTGAATTATTTATTACTTGTTCTTTAATTTTATTTATTTCTGATTCAAAATAATTATGCTGTTGAACTAATAATTTTTGTATTTGTTCTTGTGTTATTTGTGTTTGTTGCATTTGTGTTTGTGGTGTTTGTTGCATTTGTTGCATTTGTTGTATTTGTGGTATTTGTGTTTGTTGCATTTGTGTTTGTGGTGTTTGTTGCATTTGTTGCATTTGTTGCATTTGTGGTATTTGTGTTTGTTGCATTTGTGGTATTTGTGTTTGTTGTATTTGTTGCATTTGTTGCATTTGTGTTTGTTGCATTTGTTGCGTTTGTTGCATTTGTGGTATTTGTATTTGTTGTTGAACTGGTTGATTCATTTGTGTTTGTTGCATTTGTTGCATTTGTTGAACTGGTTGTTGATTTTGTGGTTGATAATACATTTGTGTTTGTAATTGTTGTTGTGATTGTTCATTCATTAAAGGAGATTTTATATTATTAATATTATTAATAGAATTATTTAATCTTTCTCTTTCTTTTTGTATTGATTGTAATTTTTGTTCTATTGGTATATCATCTTCTTGAATATTATCAATATTTATTCCAGTATCAAATATATCTATATTATTTATATTATCATCATTATTAAATGCCATTGTATCAAAATTTTCATTTAAATCATCATTATTATAATTAATATTATTTGTATTTTTATTATTTATATTATTATTTGTATTTTTATTATCATTTGTATTATCTAACGAAAAATCAGGCGTAGGAGGTCTATTATTAATATAATTTGGTATTTCTTTATTACGCATATTTTCTAATACTTTTAATCTATCATTATCATTAACATTAACATTATTCTTATTTCTTAAATCAAATTCTGGTCTATGAGATATAACAACATTATTATTATTATTTCTTAAATCAAATTCTGGTTTATGATACATATTATTATTTTTATTTTCGGATATTTGAGATATTTTATTATTAATAACAGAAGACATTTTATTAATAACTATAGTGTTAAATTGATTCATAATTTGTTGTAAATTAGTTTTATTTATTCTATTAGTATCAACTTTTTCAAATGTGTTTTTCATAGTTTCGACTAAATTATCTGTTAAAAATGTTTTTTGATTATAATCTAAATTATTTAACTTATTTGTATTTATTATATTTTGATAAAGTTGTATAATATTATTTTTTGATAAAAAAATAGTCTTTAAATCATTCATTCTTATTATAATATTAATGTTTTTAAAACATATGATTAAACGTAAATATTATATTAAAATTTGTATTTATTCTTATCTTTTTTATAAAATATTAATATATATGGCTAATAATTATTTAAATAATTTTTTAAATAGAAAAAAATTTAATTTAGATTCTTTTTATAATAGTAGTTACAAACAAGATAGTTGTAAAAAAACATTAATACATCCTTATCTTAAAACATATATAAATCATATTGATATTAATATTGATTCTAATTATATAAATTATAATAATTTAGGAATTATAAATAAAATTAGTAATGATAATATAATATATAATATTATTGAAAATACAATTAATATTGATAGTAAAGATACAAGTTATAATAATATGTTTAATTTAAATGTTTATTTTAATTCATATGATATAAATAATTTATCTATATCAAAATTAAATATAAAAAATATTAAATATATAGAAATAGTCAACATATTATTACCAATATATAATTTAATTAAAAACGAGCTTATTAATAATAATGAAATAAATCAATATATAAATGATAATATACATATTTTAAATATCAATAATATATTCGATAAAAATAAATATATAAATAATATACATATTAATAATAATGATTGGGAAATTAATTATTCTAGTAATAATAAATATTATTCAATAGAAAAAAGTAATAATATTTATAAAACATTTGAATACAGTAAAATATTTTCAAATGTATATAATGATAAAATAATATATTTAAAAATAACTCAATTTAATAATCATAATTTATTAACATCAAATGATAATTTAACTTATTTTATACCATTATGTTCAAATAAAATAATAAATAATAAAAAAAGATATAATAATAATATTAGAAATATTATTTTTAAAAATACAAATTTACCAATTATTAATAAATTAGAAATTAAATTTACTGATTATAATGATAATAATCTAAATATTAATAATTTAGATTATAATATTAATTATATTAATAAAGATCATAATAATTATATTCGAGATCCTAAAAATGATTTATGGCAAACTCATATAGTTCTTAAAATAGGTACTATTGAACCTTTTATACATAAAAATGTATAATAGCTTTAACTTTGTCAGGCCATTCTTTACCAAAATATATTTCAATATTATCATAAAACAGATTATAATCTCGAATTTTATAAGAATTATTTGTTAATGGTGTTCCTGATTCTGTCCAAGCTTTATCCATATTTGTTAGATTTTTAAGATCTGATAAAGTTGTATCTTCGTTTATTTTGCATTCAATTGTGTTATTATTACTAATGAGCTTAATTACTTTTTCCTTCATTTTTAGTATTAATAATAAAATAAAAATACTAAAAATAAAAAATTCAATTTTTTTATCATAAATCTCTAAATATTATACTATTTTATAAATATTAATAAACTAGACTATGAATACGATTTTTTAATCCATTAATTAATTCACTGTAAAATAATTTTTTGATTATTAATTCTTTTCGCTTAGTAATTAATATATAAAATTCTTCTGAACACTCTTTATTTTTAATTACTTCTTTTTGTTTAGCAATTATAGAATCTAATTTATTAATTAATTCTGTATTAGTAATATTATCTGCTTGTATTTTTTCTATATATTTATTAATAATATTAATTATTTGTGTTTTATTTTTTGATTGTGTAGATTGTATGTTATTCATGTATTAATTTTATATAAAATACTTTTAAAATGTTTAACAACTAAAAAATCAATTTTTTATTGCCATATATAATTTAAGAAAAAATTAATAAGCATTATTTCTTTATTATTAATGATACTTATTATCTTTATATTGTATTAAGAATTATAAAAAAATTGATTTTTTTAATATTAACATATTCATTAATTTTTATCTTTTAACACAAACAGTAACAAAACTCAAACTTAGACCCAAAACCAGACATAGACATAGACTTAAAACCAGAACAAAACCAAGAACACAAGAAAAAGCAAAAAAACAGTATAATGGATACAAAGGAAGAAAAAGTACAGAAAGAATTTCAGGAAGAAGAATTCCAGGAAGAATTTCAGGAAGAAGAACTCCAGGAAGAATTTCAGGAAGAAGAACTCTCAGAATTTGAACAGTTACTCTTTCACCTAATCAAACATCTCAAGAAAAAACTTATTGATCAATTTAAGAAAGAAATAGAAAATGAGAAGAAGTACAAAGAGCAGATCAAGAAAGAGCAGAAAGTGAATGCTGATATTAAGGAACAGCTCAAGAAACAAAATGAGCTGCTAGAATGGTTTTATAAAAACCAAGAAGAACAAGAAAGATTGCAAGTAGAATACACTTGTATTCTCAATATTCACAAGCAGTTAGTAGTTGATCATCAACAGCTAACTATAAACCATGAACAGTTAGTTTTTGCACATGATAAATTACTGAAGAAACATAATTAATTTATCTACAGTGTTATGCATTTATGCATTTATGCATTTATGCATTTATGCATTTTCTACTTTTCATTTATTATTAAAATCTTGTTAATAATAAATGAATAGTATAGATTATATTCTTATAAAATTAAATTAATTATTTTATAAGAACTAAAGATAAACAGATTAGATAAATAAAACAATGTACTTAGTTATGAAGCAAAAAAAATATTGTAAAATTATTTTGTTTAAAACAAAACACATATTCTAAACAAAATAATATTATAAATAAAATATAATATTATATTATAATATATTATTGTAATGTATTCAAATTATCAATTATATTATCAACCACCTCCAAAAACTAATAAAATAATAGTAATTATTATTATAGTTTTTATTTGTGTTATAATATATATTATATTAACTTCAAATAAAAACTATAATAATAATGGTGAATTTTATTCAGAATGTAATTTTCAAGAATCTAAAGATTTAGAAGATATGCCTAAAAAAATAACTATAACTAATATTACAAAGCCAGTTCTTTTAGGAAATGTTTATATCAAATCAATTAAAAGCAAAGGGTGTAAATTATTTTTATACGAAGAGTATGATTTTAAAGGAGAACCTCTAATTATAGATATTAAATCTGAATATATTAAAGAATGTTTTGAAAAACCAATACAAAGTATTAAAATATTTATACAATAATACACTATTATAAAGTATGTTTAAAATTATTATTTTTTTATTTTTAAAATTTTAAAGGTATAAAATAAATACATGAAACGTACACAATTAAATAAAATAAATATAATTAATTTTATTAACAGATATATAGAAAAATTACAAGCTGAAAACAATACTTATGTATAATTAATTAGATTCTATAATTGCTAAACAAAAAGAAGTAATTAAAAATAAAGAGTGTTCAGAAGAATTTTATATATTAATTAGTAAGCAAAAAAAAATAATAATTAAAAAAATATTTTACAGTGAATTGATTAAAACATTGTGTTCATAATCTAGTTTTATAATATATAATGAAAAAAATACTAAAATTTTTATTGCTGTCTTTATAATATTAATTATAATAATTATTTTATTTAAAACTAATTATTATGTAGAATTTTATTCAGAATGTATTTTGTAACAAATGGAATAACATATAAATCTTTTATCTTAAAAGATAAAAAAAAATTAACTTATATAATTTTTTAATGTTAATTTGAAATCAATAAAAAGTATTGGTTATAAAATATTTTTATATCAAGATATTGACTTTAAAGGTACACCTGTTATTATAAATGGTACAACTGAATATATTACTAAATGCTTTAAAAAACCAATAAAAAGTATTATAATGACAACCATATAAAAAATTTATTTTATTACTACTTTTATAGCTTCTAATATGTCTAGCTCTATGTATATATAATTTTATAAATAATAACAATTGAATTTTTTATTATTTGGTTTACTAATTTTATTATTATTAATATTAAAAAATGAAGTTGTAATCCAACTCATTAGTAATAATGATATACTTGAATACGAAATAAATGAAGAAACAACTTTATCTAAATTTTTAAAACTAATAAAATTAGATAAAACGTAGTCAGAATCAGTAACACCATTAATAAAAAATTATGTTAAATTAAAGATTATAAATATAATTACATAATTCTTTAATTATATATTTTCTATTTTTTGTTTTATAAGAACTAAAGATAAACATATTAAAAATATAAAAATATGTTAATCTTTTCTAAATATTTTACTTAAAAACTTAAATGTTACTTTAATAAAAAAAAATTAAATATATAATGAGTAATTGTTTATTTTATTATAATATATTATATTATTAATTTTTAATTAATAAAGTTATAAACTTTTGCTGTACTAGCAGTAGATGAACTAGTAGAAGAACTAACAGAAATAGTACTAGAATAAGTCTTTTTTGGTTTTAATACTTTATTTAAATAATTCTGTTTTTCAACTTCATTATTTCTATATAATTCTACTCTATCCCAAAATGCTTGAAATTTTGGTAAATTAATATTAAACCATTCTTTATCTCTTTTAATTTTTAAATTATGTGACATTTCTAGTTTCCAATACAATACTTTATCAAAATAATAATTATTAACAAGTTCAGGATAATGTTTTTGATAATTATCAATCATATATTTTATCCATTTATTATAATCATCATTTGACATATTAAGATGTGGTGGATAAATATATTTACTGTACCATTCTAATTTTTCATATTTTTCTAATACATGATTTTTTGGTAAAAATTGTAAAATAATTCCTCGTTTAAAATTATTAGAAAATACTATATTTTCATCTTGATTTTCTTTATAATTATTTAAAAAATTATCATTAATTTCTTCAAAACTATCATATTCTTTAATATTACATTGCCAAAAATCACAAAATTCTAAATCACAACATTCTAATTGTAATTGTACTTGTACCCAATAATAATGAGGACAAATTTCTCCATCTTCTAAACCTATTGTTTGTATTTCTCTAGAAAATGGACATTTGATTTCTAACATAGTTCTAAATATAGGTGAAAATTTACCATCTAATGTTATATTTGTACAAATACCATCTGGACTTGCTCCTAAAAATGGTATTTGTTTTCTAATATCTGATTGTTGATGTGGTATTAAACCAAATTCTCCAACTTTAACATTATATATATGTTCATAAATCATTGTTGCTATTTTTTCATATTTCTTACCATGATGAACAAATTTATTTTCTCCAAATTTTTCTCCATGACCTATTTTATCAAGTAAAACTTTATCTGGTTTTTCATATTTATTTTCTCCAAGTACACATGCACCACTACTAGCTGTAATCATATCATTTCTTAATGTAAACCATTCAGGAGATTTCTGGGCAGGTTGAGGAATATTAGCTAAATAATTGTATTTATCATATGCATATTTATATTCTTCAGGTATTTCTATGTTATGCATATAATGATTATAAAAATTATCTCTCTCTTCACATGTAATAAACTCTGGAATATTAAAATTAGTAATTTTATCTACTACATAAATTGGTTTAATAAAATCTTTTATTAAACTAAATAAAAATTCTTTATTATATTTAATATTTGGATTTTTTATTGTTATATTTTCTAATACATAATTAATTAATTCATCATAATTAGTAATAATATTGTTCTTTTCATAATCTTTACAAAGATCAAATATTAATTTCTTTATTTGTTCCATTCTTTTTAATATTAATATAATATTTATGTTTTTATACAATTTAAATAATTTGCAATTTTAATTGCAATTTTAATTGCAATTTTAATTGCAATTAAAATTGCAATCTTTTTATAAAAAAAGTTTTTATTAATTTTTTATAATTCCTTTACCACATTCTTTTCTACATACCGGACATTTATAACTATATTCTAATAAATATTTATCAATACAATCTTTATGAAAAAAATGACTACAATTTAATTGTTTAACAATATTATCTTGGTCAATTTCATCTTGACATATTGAACATATATTTTGTTCTGTTGATATTTCTGAATATTTTTTTTCAGAAATATTATTTAAATCATTTTGATTTAATACCATTGTTACATCTTCTAAATTATTATTAACATTATTATTAATATAATAATTTATAATTTCTATAAATCTATTACTATTAATATTTGAAATATTATTTTCATATATATTTATATATATATTTTCATTTATATATATATTTTCATTTATATATATATTTTCATTTTCTATATTATCATTTTCATTTTCATTTTCATTTTCATTTTCATTTTCATTTTCATTTTCATTTTCATTTTCATTTTCATTTTCATTTTCATTTTCATTTTCTATATTATCATTTTCATTTTCATTTTCATTCTCATTATCTATATTATTATTTACATTAACTACTTCATTATAAATTACAATATTATTAAATACTTCATCGATAATATTAATATGCTCTATATATTCTAAAAAATAAAAAGCTTTAATATGATTTTTTATAATATTAACATTTAAAAAATATCTCGAAAATAATAGAAAAAATATTTCTTTTATTTTTTCTTTTTCATCTTCTATATTAACAAAATTATCATATATCGAATATATATCTTGTAAATAATTTTGATTAATATTATCCCAATCTATTATATCCATATATTTATAAATATAGATATAAATATATTTATAAATATTTTTTTCAATTTTTTATAATTATAATAAATTTTACAATAAAATATATTAAACTTATAAATATTAATGTTATTCCTAAATAATATAATCTTCCGTCGTGAACATTTGATAAATAGTTAAAAAAATCTATGATTATACTATCTAAATATTTTATATTAAAATTTATTAATGAAATTTTATTATAATTATTATTACTATTTAATAGTTCTTTATTTAAAAGTTCTTTTTCAAATATTTCTTTTTCTTTGTTTTCTTTTTCAATTCTTTCTTTTTTTAATCTTTCTTTTTCTTTTTCAAATCTTTCTTTTTCTTTTTCAAATCTTTCTTTTTCAAGTCTTTCCTTTACAAGTCTTTCTTGTTCTATTTTTATATTATAAATATAATCTTTTATAATATTAATGAAATCCATAATAATATTAATTATATTATAAAAAAATTGATATTTAAAAGATTAATTATATTATATATTAATATATTTAAAAATGCTTCAAATGAAATGTCCTACTTGTGGAACTTTATTAGGTGATATACAATTAATTCATGAAGAAGAAATTAAAAAAATAGACGAAAGTAAAATATCTGATGATGAGAAAAATAATAAAAAAAAAAAATTAATTGATATGTATGGTATTGATAGATATTGTTGTAGAACTAGAATTTTAGGATATTGTGATATTGTAAATACTATTATTTAATAATATTGTGATATTGTAAATATAGTTATTTATTTAATTTTTTTATTTCTTTTTTTAAAGATTTAATAATTTGATGTTTTTCATTAATAACTTTATTATATTCTTCTTTAATTTCTTCAATATTCATTTTTTTAAAAAAAGTTGTATTATCTATTTGTACTGACCATGAAATAGTATTATTTGTCAATATAATATATTTATCACAATTATCTTTATTTTTTAAAAATCCCCCAAATCTAAATTTTCTTTCTATATTACCTTTTTTATCTGTTGTAGTAATAAAATATCTTATATGTGCTCCTAATGGAACTTTAGAAATATCTTCACATTCTATATAATCATTTAATGCATCTTCAATCTCACTCTCGGTTATTTTATCTTGAATAGTATGTTTAGGTCTAGTATATTTTTTATCATTAACAATTGATATTGTTTTTTTATTAATTTCCATTATAAATATATTATATATATATTTATTTTTTAACTATTTTAATTTCTATTTCATTATTTGCAATCATTTTCATATATTTATTAAAACTTATTTTATTATTTTTTTCTTTATAAAATATAAAATTATTTTTTAAATATAATTTCCATGGAGCACTACCCATAATTAATAAATAACTGTTTCTTTTATTGTTAATTATTTCTAATAATGACCCAGCAACTTTAATTTCTTCATTTAAGTTAATATATTTAATATGCGATCCTTTAGGAACAATGTCGATATTGTTATTATGTATAATAGTATAGTCTTTAAATTCTGTTTTATAAGGTTCTTTTGACAAAATTTCTTGAATTATTTTAAAAAACATATTTAAAACTATATTAATAATATAAAATATTTAAATATGTTTGATTGGAACATTAATGATGAATATAATATTGAAATTATAAATGCTGAGAAAAAAGGTTTTGAAGAATATAATAAAATAAATAAAAATAATATTATTAATAATTCTTTAAATTTAGATAAAAAATCTTCTGAAAAAATAGAAATTAATACCGAAGAAATTATAAAATTAAATTATAAAAATAATAATCCATTAGAAATAATTTCAATGCAAATTAAAATTATTTCATTTTTAATTAATTATTATAAAATGTGTAAATTAGATGATATTACTATTTATATAAAATATTTATCTTGGATATATAAAACATCAGAATATTTGTGTAATTTAATAAAACAACCAGTTAATAAAAATAAAACAAATTTATTAATGAGAAGTTCTTATAAATTTTGTAATAAAAATTGCGATTGTATATCACAATATGGATTTCTTTTTAATAAAAAATCAAAAAATTGTATTAATGATCATTTTGTTCATAATAAAATTGTAAGTGATATTGATAACTTATTAAATTATATAAATAATAATAATAATAATTTAATATTAGATGTAGAATTAAGAAAAGGATTAGAAACCTTAAATTATGTTATAAATCATATGTATCAAGAATTATCTAGTTTTATGTTATATTTAAATAATAATAAAACAAAATATAATATATATGATTTTTATAAATATTTTGGAAAACGTTAATTATTTAATAATTCAACATATTTATTAATTTCTTGTATTGTATTTAAATATCCTTCATTATCCATTTTTTGAAATATAGGATATATATCTTTGAAAAGTTCTGGTATTTCTTCTTCTTTTCTAGTATTATCTTTTATTTCTTGTTTAAATAAACAATATAATTTTTTGTCTGCTTCAAATTTTTTCTTTA